AAACAAAGACAAGCCAGCACTTGGTGATGAGCTGCGCCGCCGTTATCTTGAGATTGAGGAGGCCAGCTTATGATCTGGCCATTTAACCGTAAAAAACAAGAAGAGCGGGCGATTGACCCTAGCGATCCTGCATCCTTAGAAGCTATCGGTTTTAGGACAACAGCAAGCGGTCAGATAGTTACACCGAGCACCGCTCAAGGCTTACCCGCTGTCTATTGTGCTGTCACTGTTCTTGCCGAAGCGATGGCTAGCTTGCCAATTCATGTCTACAGATTAGCTGATGAAGTAAAAGAGCGGGACCGGAATCATCGTGTGGATTACCTCTTAAACGTTCAACCGAACGCCTACCAAACCCCCGCAGTCTTTATCGAAACCCTTTACCGTCACGTATTGTTACGGGGTAATGGTTACGCCCTCATTGAATATGATGCTGCTGGCCGTGTTAAAGCCTTGCATAACCGCCACCCCGATCGCATAGCGGTAAAAACCAAGAATGACCGAATTATTGGTTATGCCGTTACCGACCAACACGGGCGCCAGGTGCCATATCTTCCTGATGAGATCCTGCATATCCGTTATCACACAGATGATGGGCTGGTAGGTAAGTCACCGGTAACGGTTTGTCGTGAGGCTGTGGGTGCTGGACTGGCTCAGCAAGAACACGGCGGCAGCCTCTTTAAAAATGGGGTGAGACCATCTGGTGTCATTGAGTTTGAAAACTTCCTTGATTCTGATCGCGGTAAGAAATTCAAAAAAAGCCTCAATGATAACCACACAGGATCGAGAAAAGCCGGATCGGCTCTTGTTCTGGAAGGTGGCGCCAAATGGCGAGGCGTGAGTCTTTCAAACAGTGATGCCCAATGGATTGAAGCGCGTAATTTCACCGTGGCTGATGTCGCAAGGATCTTCAATGTGTCACCTATCTTCTTGCATGACCTGACCCGAAGCACTTACAGCAACCACACTGAGGCGGCGCGTTCATTTATGACAACGAGCTTGCGACCGCACTTAACCCGTTTGCAACAGGAATTGCGGCGCTCACTGATTGCCCATCGAAACATGGCCACCACGTTTATTGAGTTTCAGACCGCTGATGTATTACGCGGTACCACTGATGAGCGTTATAGCGTGTATGAGAAGGGGATCAAGATGGGAATCTTATGCCCGAATGAAGCCCGCAAAAAAGAAAACATGGCACCGTATGACGGCGGTAACGAGTTTTCCCAGGCATGGAAGCAAACCGTTGAAGTTAAGAAAGGGGATACCACCAATGAGCCAGACGGAGACAATTAAAATTAATGATGCCGCAATTAAGCGGCATCTTGATAACCCAAATGTTAGCCGGCTAAAAGACACCCGTTATCCGTTGTATCTAAAGTTCAACACGGCCAGAACGGGCGGTAGCTGGTTTTTTATTACCAGGGAGAACAAAAAGCCCAAGTGGAATAAGTTAGGATCTTATCCTCAAATCCCTGCCAAAACACTGATGCCCAAAATACCTGAAATATCCCTATCAATGGGTGTTGCTCAGGAGGTCAGTGTTGACCACTTCACCACGTGTGGGGATTTGCTCAAGTGGTACCTGGAGCGATTGCAAAAGGACGTCACCTTGTCAGCGAAACGTAAAATAGGCGTGAGATCAGCAATTAACAAACACCTGTTACCTAGCTTGTTTGATTTGATTATTAAACAGGTTCAGCACAAGGTGATTGATGAGCGCTTGATCTGGAAGTTGCAGCAAGAATATTCAATTGCTCATACCCGCCAGATCTTTCAGGTGCTTAAAACAGCATTCAAGAAAGCCCATAAATTGAGAATGCTTGAAGCTAACCCGTTAGCTGGGTTCGTCTTCACTGACTTTATCGCCACCAAGGTTAAGCCCAAGGACGGCAAGTTAAGCCGTAATCAGTTCTCTATGCTGGCTGAACAAATCAGCATGGCCAAGCAAGAATATAAGCCTCTGATCCTGCTCATGCTGGCAAACGGTACCCGTATCGGTGAAACCCGCCAGGCCAAATGGGAGCAAATCGACTGGAATAACAAACAATGGGATATGCCAGGTAGCGTCACCAAGAACGGCAAGCCTCATTCAATTCCATTAACTGACGCCATGATCGAAATGCTTAAACAGCACCGGCAAAACCAACAAGCCCGAAACTATTACGGCGTGTATCTGTTCAAGGGCAGCCAAAACCAAGCCATGTCAGCGGCCAAAGCATCAAGCATCATTAAAACCGTAAGCCAAAGGAAATGGACAGCCCACGACCTCAGAAAGCTAGCCCGTACTTGCTGGACTGAGTTAGGTACCGATTACCTGATCGGCGAATTGCTGCTTAACCACACGCTGTCAAAGCTCGATGAAACCTACATCAAAACACACGCCAACAACATGAAGCGTGAAGCCCTGGAACAGTATCAATCTTATCTAACTCAGCAAGGCATTAGCTTTAACGTCTCCACGCTGCATTAGACAAAGAGTGAACAGGACAAAAAACACTAACACCCGCAATCCCACACCACACAAGGGCTAAGCGCACATAACCGTGAATCATAACAGGAGAGTCTATAAAAATGAGCACACCAACGATTGACCTTGCCAAGCTCAAGCACCACCTACGGCTTGAGTCTGACTTTAATGACGATGACACCTTGATAGAAAGCTATGCTGCCGTGTCCATTGAGGCCGCTGAGAAACACATAGGCCGGAAGTTATACCTAGCTGACGCGGTACCAGATGACGATCCAACAGGGTTAGAGTTCAGTGCTGGAATTGAGTGTGGCTGCATGTTGTTTGTTGGGCACTTATACGCCAACCGAGAGGCTGCCAACAGTGACCAGGTAAAAGCCGTACCGTTTACTATCCGATCGCTGTGGGATGTGTATCACCAACCAGAGGCTTACTAATGGCTCATGCACCTATGAAGCGGTGCGCCTCTATTGGTTGTCGTGTCAAAGTGCCAGCCCGTCAACGTTACTGTGAAGAGCATGCACGGGAACGTCACCGGCAGACTGACAGTAAGAGACCAACCGCCGCCCGTCGAGGTTATGACAGACGGTGGAGAGCCTACCGCTTACGTTACCTGGCAGAGCGCCCGCTTTGCCTGAGATGTGAAGAAGTACACCGAAGAATAACACCCGCAACAGTTGTTGATCATATCAAGCCAGTAGAGAACGGACACGCTGACCCGTTGTTCTGGGAGCCGAGTAACCACCAACCACTGTGTCACGACTGCCATAACTGGAAGACCCGCGTTATTGATAAGAGAGGATACGGAACATGACATTAAGTGCCGGTAAGTTGCGCCACCGTTTAGGGTTGTGGCGTGTTGAGTTGATTAAGTCCCCAATGGGTTCAGTTAAGGAAGTGCTGGTTAAGCACTCCACTTGTTGGGCTTCTATGGATGAATCCAGCTCTATAGAGATTAATGATAAAACAAGGATATCAGCCAGCCTCGATGAGCTGATGTTTACTGTACGTTTTCGTCGCGATATCAAGCCGAATGAGTACGTTGAGTTCAATGGCTTGCTCTACAAAGTGTCCGCTGTGCTCGACCCTAACGGCCGCAAGATCGCGCTACGTATCCAGACCAAAGGAACAAGAGAAATACCAGCCTGAGACGTTCTGTTAGGGGGTGGGGGTGTTTTCATCATGAACAGTGCTATACGGAGACCGCCCCCCTAATCAAATTTTTATACACCTTAATTTCATGGATTATTTCGGGGGAAGTATGACCGAAGCCAAGCATTGCCCTGTCTGTGATGGGGGGATCATCGATTCACACCACAACACGATCTTCTGTTCAAAAGCATGCAGGAAGCGCAATGAGTTAAACGGGCGCATTCAAACCCGTTGGGATTTGCGGATCAGTCGATTGACCGAGAGGTTGCATTTAACTGACAACCCAAAACACCGCGCCGAAGTGAAAAGGCTGATCACCGTGGCCAAGGATAAAAAAAGCGCGGCGCCATACGTAAATACAAGGGGGTAACGATGGCTGCCAATATAACAAAATCCCGAATGCGGGCTCCTGGCCATTTAGGAACTGCGGCTAAGAAATGCTGGAAACAGTATGCCGCTCAACTGCTTGAACGAGATGATTTAACTGATGCTGATTTGCATACTTTTGAAATGTTCTGTGTGAACTTTGGGTTGTATCGAGAAGCATTGGAAACCGTTCAGGAAGAAGGTCACACAACAGAAAACAGTGTCGGGGTGAAGATTGTTCACCCGTCAGTAAAGGTAATGAATGATGCCCAACGCCAGCTTAGGGATTGCGCCAGCATTTTAGGGTTTGACCCGATTAGTCGCAAGCGCTTCCCCGTTGAAAGAGACGAACCGGATCCGCTTGATGAGTTGAGGGGGTGATATGGGTTGTACTGATGTCGACCCGTGGCACCGGTACGCCCTGATGATACGAGATGGTGATATACCATCATGCGAACCTGTAAAACAGGCAGTAAGCCGTTATTTTGATGATCTTAACAATCCTGTTTATCGGTTTAACCGTGACCGGGTTGTAAAGCTGGTTAAATTTAGCCGCTTGTGTTGTCACGTAAAAGGCCCATTACGTGGCCAGCCAATCATATTGGAGCCGTGGCAGCTATTTATTCTGGCTAACTTGTTTGGGTTTGAGCGTGTGATTGATGGTCGCCGTAAGTATCGAAAGGCGTATGTAGAGGTACCACGTAAAAATGCTAAAAGCACCCTAGCTTCAATTATCGGTCTTATTTTCCTTCTGCTTGAGCCTGGTCAGAACGATATTTACACCGCTGCTGTAAGTCGGGACCAGGCGCGAATCGTTTTCGACTCATCTCGGCAAATGGTCAATATGAGTAAATCACTGAAAAAGCACGTTAAGGTTTTTCAGCATCATTTACAGACACCTGGCAATGATTCCACCATGAAACCGTTGGCCTCCAAGGCCAATACGATCGAGGGTACTAACCCAAGCCTATCCATTATTGATGAGTATCACCTACACCCAGACAACAGTGTTTATTCTGCGTTGGATCTTGGTATGGGAGCCCGGCCAAATGGGCTATTAGTTGCCATCACGACCGCTGGAACCAACTTCATTAGCGCCTGTAAGGAAGAGCATAACTATGTTCGCCAAGTGTTAGGTGGCGTGATTGAAGATGTCGCTTACTTTGGAATTATTTACACGTTAGATAGCGAGGAAGAATATCGAGATTCTGAAAGTTGGATAAAAGCTAACCCTTGTCTTGGTGTTTCCGTTGACCCAGAAGAACTGAGTGGCCAAGTTTCCCGTGCAGAGCAATCCGGCCATTTAATGACAGAGTTACTCACCAAACGCTTCAATATTTGGTGTAACGGTGAGACGACTTGGATTAAGCCTGCGGAATTTCAAAAGCTGGCTACTGAGGTCGATAAAAGTGAGCTTGTTGATCGGGATTGTTTTATTGGTCTCGATCTTTCCTCTACGTCAGATTTGACTGCTATTGGTACCTTATACCCAAGAACTGATGGAGGCGTGTTCCTTTCTTGCCGGTGTTACGTTCCTGAGGCGGTATTGTCCGATCCTATGAACAAAAATAGCGCCATTTATCGTGGATGGGTCCGTGCTGGATGGCTCCATACAACACCTGGTGATTTGGTCGATTATGAGTTTATCGAGCGTGACATTTACGATTTGGCTGATAGGTGTCGTGTTCACTCGATTACTTATGACCGTTGGAATGCGACTAGGACAACAACCAACTTATCAAAGCAGGGGCTGGAAATTGAACCCTGTGGCCAAGGGTTTCAGAGCATGTCACCGCCAGCGAAGGAATTTGAACGTTGGGTTAAGTTGGGCAGGGTCAGTTTTGACGGAAACCCCGTCATTACTTGGGCTATTTCTAATATCACTTTAGAGATGGACGCTGCTGGAAACATCAAGCCAAACAAAGCTAAATCAGCCAATAAGATAGACCCGGTTGTTGCTCTGCTTATGGCATTTAGAACTTACATGATGGATTACGAGGAAGGAGGTGAGATTAGTGATGAAGTATTAGAAATTAATTTTTAAAAACGATGTTTTTACACAAAGCGCCTTTTGGGCGTTTTTTTTGTGCCTAAAAAAGGGGATTACATGAGTGATATAGCGAAGTTGACCGTTTCACTGTATGCCAATTCAGCTCAGTTTACTAATGAGTTGAAAAAATCACAGAAAAGCGCGAAGACCTGGTCTGATTCCATTAATAAAACCTTTTCTGTTGCGGCTAAGACTACCGCTACGGCAGCCGTTGCGGCTGTTGGTAGTTTAGCTCTTCTTTACAAGCAGCAATCTGAATGGATCGACCAAACAGCGAAGCACGCTGACACATTGGGGATCACGACGGAAGCCTTAACCCAGTTTCGACATGCAGCTGAACTCACCGGCGTTGGGGCTAAGAACTTAGACTCCTCTTTACAGAGAATGACTCGACGCGTTGCGGAAGCTGCTTATGGAACCGGTGAAGCAAAAGACGCCCTAAATGAAATGGGTGTGAGTGCGAAAAAGCTAAATGAATCGACACCGGAAGAACAACTCTACATTTTGGCGGATGCTTTTTCTCAAGTTGAAAATCAATCCGATCGTGTTCGTTATGCCTTTAAGCTGTTTGACAGTGAAGGCGTAAAAATGGCGAACATGTTAGCCGGTGGTGCTGATGGTTTGCGAACAATGGCAGATGAAGCCGATGTTTTAGGGATTACTCTAAGCCGTGTTGATGCTGCAAAAATAGAGATGGCCAATGATGCCATGTACAAAGTTTCCGCTTCGACACAAGCCTGGTCTAAAACTATCGCGGTTGAGCTCGCTCCTTTATTGGCGGCGGTCTCTGATGAGATTACGAACGCCACGAAAGCGGCGGGTGGCTTTGGTGTTGTTACAGCTGAAGTGTTTGACGGTATTGTAAAAGGTATCGCATTTGCTTCGGATGTTTGGCGGGGATGGGATCTTATTATTAAGTCTGGGGTTGCCGTCGCTCAAGGCTATAAGTTGGCTATGGTCAGCGTGTGGCAATCGGTCATTGATGGGGCTGTACTGGCAGGGGAAACCATTACTAAAGCGGTTGTGTGGCCACTGCAACAAACACTAGAGGCCGCGGGCTTGTTTAGTGATAGCGCCGCTGAAATGGCCGATTCATTAGAAGCAATGACCACGTTTAAAGCTCCGCAATTATTTAATATTGCAGATGCTCAGATCGAGTATTCACAGGCTATGTGGGATCTTAGAAACCTAGCGAGTCAACCATTACCGTCGGAAGGGATTGAAGCTTGGTATGAGGATGCAAAAAAACGCATTCAAGAAACGGCAGAGCTTTATGCCGCGAACGTTAACCGCAACACGGGAACCAATAGCCCCACCGAAACCGGCACTGATGGCAGCCAAAAAGAGCAGCAAGCTGTAAATGCATTTAGAGAAGCGACAAATCAACTTACTGTTGAATGGCAGCGCCGTTTAGCCCTTCAAGCTTCGGGTGAACAACAGGCCGCAACTCAGGAAGCGTTTGCTTATCAGGATCGATCGGCAAGGCTGTCCCAACAATTTCAAGCCGCCTATGATGCCGCCGCTAACAATCAAGCCTTGCAGCAACAGCTTGAAAGTGAATATTTTGCGAATAGGGAGCTACTCTGGACTGAGCATCAAGCCAATTTAACCCTTATTGAATCTGAGCAATTAGCCGCGCGTGAGGAGCAAAACAAGGGCTTTTGGCAGCGTTACGGAGAATCACTCCAAGAGAACATGACTAACATGGATGAGCTAACCGCCAACATGTTGAATAACTTTTCTCGCAACATGGGCAGTGCTTTTGAAAGTGTGATCTTTGACTCTCAATCATTAGGTGATGCGTTCAAAAACATGGCGGAGGGGATGTCTCGATCAGTCATTAACGCCCTGGGGCAAATGGCTGGTCAGTGGTTAGCTTACCAAGCGGTACAATTGGTTGTTGGAAAAACTACCGCCGCAGCCGGTGCCGCTGGATTGGCCGCTAATGCACAAGCGGCCTCATTACAAGCGGGTTTGAACGCTTTTGCTTCTACTGCTGCTATTCCTATTGTTGGTCCAGTTGCTGCCCCTGGTGCAATGGCTGCCGCGTTATCGGTAACCACGCCTATTGCCGCATCTATTGCTGCGCTTGCGGCGGGTGGTGTTGCGGGTATGGCCCATAGCGGGATCAGTAGTGTGCCGCGTGAAGGTACTTGGTTGCTTGATAAGGGAGAAAGGGTCTACACCAATGATTCCGCGCAAAAACTCGATCTTATGTATGAAGCGATCGTTGGTGGTGCTCAGGGTTCATCTTCTGGAAATGCTTCCCCGCCTGTAAAGGTGGTCATTAATGATGCGCCTCCGGGAACCTACGCAACCAGTGAAGCGTCGTTGCAAAAAGATGAGGACGGTAAAAACTGGATCATTAGCGTGTTTTGTCAAGACGCTCAACACGGCGGCCAATCTGATCAGTTGCTACAAGGTCAGTATGGTTTAGCTAGAAAAGGGCGTTTTTAACATTGGTCATTTGATAAGGGGTATCCGTTGGATATCCCTTATCCAACAATAAGTTACTACAAATTGCAGAGTTTTAAGGGAAAAGTGCAGTAAGTGGTGTTTAAGTTGGGGCTTTTGGCTATTTTGGATTGATCGAGAGATAAGAAGGAGGGTATTATTGTTTTAGAAACAAAGAAGGGAGGCCGCCAAGCCTCCCTTCCCGTGATAAGACGGAAATCTTATCAATATTCGTTGCCCAACACGACGCCAATCGTGAGAACCGAACCAACAATTCAATTCTATGGGTAACGAGACCGTTAATCAAGGTTTTTGAGGCTCGAACAATGGAATTGAATAGAAATAAATCGACTAAACACACATACTCTGAAGCAGTCCGTACTGTTCTTCTTGGCTTAGGTAAGCCTAAAATTGCAGAGCCCACCCGCCGCTTTATTGATAAACTTTCAAGCTATGCCGATAAGCCTTACTCGCTTAAGTCGTTAAATTCTGTTGATTGTCGACAAAGGGACTCACAACGCCGAGTTCGTGAACGTATGATTCGAGTGCTAAGCACTATTATCACTTACGTTGATTGGGCGTCTTTCCGTCTTGGTGTCGCAAAGCCAAAAGAACTCGATCCCGTTAAGCATTCCTCTATGCGTAAGCGTTACCTTGCTATTTATGGTGAAGATATTCCAGAGTCTACCTGGTTCCGTTATATCGATAAGTTGATTCGCGCCGGATATCTAAGTAGTCAGGCAATGGATTTACTCGATAAAGAAGAAGGTAAGATCCGAGGGGTTGCCGGTTATAAGTGGCTGACCATGAAACTATTCAAAGAACTTGGTTTTAAATCTGGCTGGCTTGATATGCAGCGTCAGAGCGCCTTGTGTCGTTTAGGGACTGCTGGACTTTCAAACTTGTGGCCAGTTTACGCAAGTAAGCTATCCAAGCAGAAACGCGCCGACGCGATAGATCTTGAAACCTACCAAACAGACACGAATAAAGGATTGTTTGATACTGAATGGTGTC